ATCCCCTTGGATTCTGGCGTGATCAAGGAACGGATGCGGAGACTGTGGCTCGTGATATGTCGAAGTGGGCAAGTATTAAGAAATCCGCCGCCGCCGAGTATGGAAATACCGTGGAAGAAGTCTTTGGAATGGGGCCGATTGTTCCTGGGACGCAGATCAAGGACTCAGACGGGAATCCGCCTAAAGACCCCATTGATCAGCAAAAGACAGCACTCCCAAAATCTGAAATGCACAGATTTTCCGATGTTGATTCAGAGGTCAGGGATGCGGATTAAATTTTCTTGTCAAAGAAATAACGCACCCCACTTTCTCGTAGGTGAATACAAAGCTTTTTCAGTCATCTCTTGAAGAGGGCGATCCTGCAATAGATGCAGATTCCGGCACGATAAAAGGCGTTTCCATGATCTCGCTAGGAGAGGCAAAAGGTCACGATATGTTCGTTGACGCCACGACATTGCAACAGGTTTTTAACAAGTCTGTCGAGATGGGGACAGTGAAAGTAAAAGCCGATCATGGAAGCGGAGTTTTTGCAACGATTGGATACATGGACAACTTCTCACTCACTGCCGATAAGGTTCTAGGGGATATGCACATCTATGAGGCAGAACCAGAAAAGCCGCGCATTTTTGAGATAGCAGATAAAAACCCAGATCATCTTGGAGTATCGATTGAGTTCAGCGGAGACGACGAAAGAATCGATGGAACTTTGTTTGCGCGATGCACTGAATTAATCACCGCAGCACTAGTTTCTGACCCCGCTGCAAATAAATCTTTATTTTCAAAAAAAACTATTGACGACCAACAAACGCACCTCACCGTTGACTCAAAGCTTATGGCAAATACAACCAAAAAGACCAAGACGACAACCCTCGAAACGGGCGATCAACCTGGAACTGACAAGGACACTCTTCTAGCGAAATTGCAAAAGAAGCTGGACGAAATGGAAGCCCGACTTTCTAAATACGAGGAAAGCTCCGAAGAGCCAGAAGGCTCCAAGGGAGTTGATCCTAAAGCCGTTGATCCTCAGACCGAGCCAGAAACCGACAACACCGAGGAACTTGATCCAGAGACGGGTCTTGATGTCGATGTTGACGAGTCTGCCGCAATGGATGACTCACCAGAAGATGATGAGGATTCCGAGGACGACAAGAAAAAGGCCGCGCTCAAAAAGAAGGGCCTGAGCCGCAAGTCAAACCTGACTCGCAAAGACTTTATTTCAATGGCCGCTAAGTTCGGGATGAAGGTTCTTCCCGCTGGTGGTTCTCCAACTCGCATTGACGCTGGCAAGAAAGACTTTGAAAGCCTCGTTAAGGAGCACACCAAAGACTTTTTCAAGGAAGCCAACATGGACGGCAAAAAGGCTGAAATGAAATCCCGCTTATTCTGTATCCAGAACTACAAGGCCGAATACGCCGAGTGGACAAAACCGTTCATCTCTCGCGGATCAACCAAAACACTTTAATAGCACACCATCATGAGTTCACAAATCGACGGCAATTATCGCACATTCCTCGTTTCCACCGGATATACTGGTGGACTAGCAGGCGCAACCACAGGGGGCATCACGGCTTATCTGGCTGTTGTGATCCAGTCTGACGGCACGATCACTCCCGCAAACGCCGCCAATCTCAATTACGGCGTAGGAGTCTTACAGGAAGATGTTCCTGCTGGTTACTATGGACGAGTCAAGCTGTGGGGTGGAGCAGGAACCTACATGGCTGCAATTTCTGGCACAGCAATCACTCCAGGCACTGCTTATAGCATCATCACTGGTGGTTATGTAGGAACGGCAACTGCCGGCTCTTACACCGCATCGCTTCTGGCTCTTCAGTCCAGCGCAAATGTCACCAACGGTGCAATTGTGGAATTTGCCAACATCAACGCCTAACACTTTAAGGACAAAATACTATGCCATACACGACAGGACAAGCTACACCAAGGTCTGACATTGCCGCACTGGTGATGCAGGCAAACTCCGATCTGGACACTCTTCTGATCGCGGAAAAAGTCGCGCCTCCAATCGGAGAAGATGTAAAGCGAGGAATTTACATGAAAGCGAACTTGGCAAATGCCGAGTTGCTCAATGCAGACGCTCAACCTCGTGAATCTGGCGATGATTATGCTCGCGTCAACCGCGCCTATAATACCGATTTTTTTGATTGCCAGGAATACGGATTGGAAAGCCCGATTGACGACAGCTTCGCAGAGGAAGTCGATCGCTTCATGAACTTGGAGGCTACGGAAGCCGCCATTCTGGATCGCTCACTTCGACTTAGCTACGAGAAGCGTGTTGCCACACTCATTCAGAATGCAACGACTTTCACAGCAACCGCCGCAAGTGCCGCCTATACGCAGGCGAACATTGCCACGATGGATCCGGCCAACGATGTTGACCAAGCAAAAAGCCGACTCCTTCTCAATGGGGTGATCGCTAATTGCGTCATCATGAGCTACAATGTTTTCCAGCGTGCTCGCCGTTCGACGCTCTTGCAGAATCAGATTTATGGTGTTGTGCCTCGCACAGCTAACCAGAAGCTTCTGCCAGGAACTGAAGATGTGGCGCATGCCTTTGGAGTTGATCAACTCCTAGTGGGCATGGCTCCTTATAATAGCAATATCAAGGGGCAAGCATATTCTGGCTCGTATATCTGGAGTGACGCTTACTTCGCAGTTGCCAACATCAAAGCTGGCGACTATCGTGCTGGTGGCCTTGCTCGCACGATCTACTGGACAAAGGACACGACCGGACTCTTCACTCCTGAGACTTATCGGGATGATAGGATTCGCTCCAACATCCTCCGTGTTCGCCAACATAGTGCGGAAAAAGTGATTGACTCGACTTGCTGCCAGCTTATCACGACTTCATATGCTTAAGAACTGATTATCAATAAGGATTCAAAGAGGGGTCAGACTTGAAAGAGTCTGGCCCTTTTCTTTTTCGGGGGTGTGGGGTTTGGCACCAATCTCTTGCTAGGGAGTCTCGTTCCTACAGACAGCGTTAGACGGGTAAGATATTTTTTGTTGACGAGCAACATAAATTTCTCCAAAACGGAATCCGTGAAACTTATCGATGGACTTCCGGTGTGGGGTGAACCGCAGCAAAATGCGGTAGATCAGATGCAGAACTGCATGAAAACTGCATACAGGGGTGCATTGATGGCAGATCATCATCTTGGATACGCCGTCCCTATCGGAGGCGTGATTGCATATGAGGGGCAGATTTCACCTTCGGGAGTTGGATTTGATATTGCTTGCGGCAACAAGGCCGTTTTGACCGATCTAAGGCTTCACGACATTTCATTGGTATCTGGCGGCATTTCAAAAATCATGGACGATATTTTTTCAAGCATATCGTTCGGAGTTGGAAGGGTGAACGACGAAAAAGTTGATCACGACCTTTTTGATGATGAAGCGTGGGAGATTCCTATAGCAAAATCACTTAAGTCAATGGCCATGAATCAACTTGGAACTGTCGGGAGCGGCAATCATTATGTCGATATTTTTCACGACGAGGAAAGCAGGGTCTGGATAGGAGTTCATTTTGGATCAAGGGGGCTTGGTCATAAGCTGGCAACGCATTTTATCAAGGAAGGGGGAGGAAAGGATGGGATAAATGTTGATCCCGTTGTTCTGGATGTGGATTCAGAACTTGGGAGAGAATACATTGCGTGCATGAACTTGGCGGGAAGATATGCCTACGCAGGGCGCGATTGGGCTTGCCAAAAAGTTGCGTCAATCGTTGGGGCTGAAATTTTAGAAGAAGTCCACAATCACCACAATTTTGCATGGCAGGAAACGCATGGAGGGAAATCCCTTTGGGCAGTTCGCTAGGGAGCAACTCCAGCATTCCGAGGACAAAAAGGATTTGTCGGCGGAACAATGGGAGAAAATTCCGTGATTTTAGAGGGAGTTGATCACCCAGAAAATGAATACTCTATGCATTCCACTGTCCACGGTGCAGGGCGCATGATTTCACGATCAGCCGCAAAAGGTAAATTCGTAAGGGACGAGAATGGCAAGAAACAGCGGCAACCTGGACTTGTTCGCCATGATGAAATGATGAAATGGATCGCTGATAAAGGAGTCGAGCTTCGCGGGGCTGGGGTTG